CGTGTTGTCCATTTTCATCTGAGGAAAGATCCCTAGATAAGAAGCGGTCAAAAGCGCAGCACTCCACGCGAGCACCAAAGCCTTGACGACATCTGCCATCGAGATGCCTTCCTTTTCGTGATGATCGTCTGGAGTTTCTGCCATTGGGGAACAGAGCTACGCTTAAAGGGTAACTAGGCCAGGCCAATGCTTCTAATCCTCAAGCCTGTGTTGATGACCGCTTGGAAATCACGGGCGTTCAAAGAGTTGATTGTGGCGATGTTGGAAAAGATTGTCGCCAGAACTGACAACGACCTAGATGACCTTGCGGTCAGGCATGTGCGTGAAATGCTTCTGCCTGACACAAGGATTGACCACTGAGATGTGTCCGGCATCATCCAAGTGACCCTGCTGCTCATTGTCATGGGGCTCGCGTTGCTGCCGTTTTTCGAGTGGTACAAGCCAGACGTGCCGCACCGCATGGCTGCCATCAAACAGCTAGAGGAGGCGATGCCCCCTGAGTTGTTGTCAGAAGATGCTGAGTGGTTTCAGGCCTGGAAGGCCAGCGGCATCGACCAGGAGGTGTATTTGCCTCGCTACTTCAAGCAACTTGATTTGCCTGGCGGTGAGCGTAAGTGCTTTACAAGTGCGGCAGCTGCTGTGGCCGCGTACTACAAAAAAATCGCCACACAGGAAGAGTATGAGCGCATTAGGGCTCGATACGGCGACACCACCTCTGTTTTTGCTCACGTTGAGGCACTGACCAGCTTGGGCTTGCAGGTCCGCTTTGTTGACAATGCTGATGCTGAAGACGTGATGGAGGCTATCGACGCTGGCATCCCTGTGCTGGTCGGTTGGTTGCATCAAGGCAACATGCTGCGCGGTGAACCGCCTATGTGTTCCAACCTGACGTGCGGCCACTGGTCTGTCCTGCACGGTTACCAGTCGCGATATTCGTCAGACCCGAGTTGGCTTATGACGGACCCGGCTGGGCTACCTGACATTGAACGGGGCGGCCACAATCCTGCGCTGTCTGGCTATCGCGTCAACGTGCGGCAGGCTGCATTTCATCAACGTTGGCAAGATCAAGGCCCCAAGAGCGGATGGGCGATTTTTGTTGAGCAGTAGCCCAATGGACATGCACAAAAACGCTGCTTACCATCTAGGGCAATGGATTCTGTAACAATCCGATGGGCTGGTCTGACTGGATGCAGGTGGTCCCCACAACGGAGGAAGCCTTTGAGCTTGAACGTAGCGTTAGAGAAGTCAGTAACTGCGATGACGAGGAAGCATTAAAGATGCTCTGCTCTGCCCTTGTGAGACAGAGCTGGCATCAATCAAAACTGCTCAGCCAAGCTGTTGGGCGCATCGGTGAACTAGACGCCAAGATCGCTTGCTGGGATTAGCCCTGCTTTCCTGTGATCCTTGACCTGTAGAGCCTGACGCAAGACTCAAAGTGCCATTTGGCCTGCCAATCGTGCTTGAAGTAGCGGACCATGCCGCAGTGGCTCACCTCCCACAAAAGCAACCCGTCTTTCTCGACTTGCTTCATAGATGGCCTCATAAAAAAGGAGCGCGGATGCGCTCCCCCCTCGTTCTTTCCCACGTTAGAAATCAATGCGAGGTTTGTCAGCTGTGCGGGGCTTGGCATCGCTCAAAGCCATCATCAAATAGTCGTTACCGGTTTTGCTTTGACGGGGCATCAGGTTGGCGCGTAGCTTGACGCACTCGTTCCCTTTGATGTCGTCACAGCGTTCTGCTGTTTTGGCCCATTCAAAGAGCTTGCGCAGCTCGTCCAAAGGCACGTCCATTTGTGCCCAGTAATGGCCGTCTTTCTTTTGGTCCTTGTTGAAGTTGGCCCAAATGTTGAAGGCGTCAGGTGCGAAATCAGGCATTACTTTCCGTTGAAGAATTTGGAGATGATGGTCATCAGTGCAGAGTTAATGATGCCGTTGTGACGTTGGTCGGCATAATGCTGCAGCTGTTGGGCTAGCTGTTTATCTAGCCGCACTTGGAAGTGCTGTGATCGGCGGTTGGCGTCTGCCTTGGC